CTATCCTGAGTCCTCACCAGTTAACAGTGCTGCGTTAACAGTATTAACTACTTTTCGACTAATAAAGCCTTTAGCTTCAGGGGTATATAAGATAGTTTTAGGGTTTACTCTAACAATTACCTTGTTGCATTTCCTAAATAGAAAATAATTATAGATGCTATACATAAAAGCAAGTGCCTTAATTATTTCCTGCATCATTGGATCCTTACATACTGGAGGCATCTCAACGATTCTATCTTTATCACCTTGACCTGATGCAAGCCTTGAGGCAAATTCATTCCCAAAATAAATTGCCGATGTTTCAGAACTATTTACCATATCCTTTAAATATTTCTGAAAATCATTTACTACGCTTACGACATTTGATTGTCTATATCCTAAAGATAATAAGCAGTCTGTTAATTTATCAATATGATATAGAAACTCTGGCTTACCAAAGTTTTCTATAAATACTTCTTCCGTAATATCCCTACGAGCATAAGGGTCACCTTTCATTAATTTACTTCTAATATCCGCAAAATTTGTTTTAAACTTATCATGAGCACTACATACGCCATAATACTTTATTATATCTGCATAGAGTGAATTATCAGTCCAGCCACAACTAATTGTAGCATTCTGCCATGATCCAAGCTCATCCGATACAATAAGATCGATGTATTTTAACCAATAATGGTCATACTTTTCTGATATTTTATTATTATACTTATAGTCTAATTTGAGGTTTCTGATATTATTTAATAAGCCATATGCTGACACACGATCTATGATACTATCACCAGAAACAGCTGACATACCTACATCAGCGACGAATGAATAAGGATAATTTTTATAAAGAAATCGTTTAAAATTTCGTGTACTAAAACCACTATCTTCTAATCTCTTTCTTGCCTCCTCAGCACCTAATAAACGTTCATCATTCATTAAGAATTCATTAACATAATTACGTCCTTGTTTCATTGGATCACCAGTTACAGAGAAAACATTCTTTTCACCAGATATAGCATCTGCTATTAAATCTGCTGTACGTGAAGCATCACCATATATAGAATCAATATTATAATTGATCTCCAATAAATCATCATCATCTTCACGTAACCATTTCCACCAACATAAATTCTTGTTAGACATAAAGGTGAATGGTAAAAAAGCTAAACCTTCAGGAGCGAATATCAAATGAGGATTGACAAACATCCTAGCCGATCTAGTTGTTGGTTTTAAATGACCAACCTTCTTCTCTTTAAAAGGTACACGTGTATAACATCCAACCATAATATGTGTAAACATATGTAACCATGTATTATGTGGATCACA